GGGTTGTAGTTTTCTGCTCAATTAAGAACACCCACTCTTAATAAGGTAAAAGAGAACCGCGACCCTTTCTCGGTGATTAAGAATAATCTTGCTAGTCGAACGACTCTTTCACAAGTTACCCGTTTTGCGAGTTAGGATCAACAGGAAGTTGAGATGCTAATTCCAAGGCGAGCCAGCTACCCGCTGGAGCGTAGGATCGGTTTCCACGACCTTCGCTAAGGCTTGCGATCGTAATACTCTATCTATTTCTAACCAAAACCGGTTCCTTCGAGCTTCAGATCGACGTTGGGCTTGCTCCACCGAAGATATCTCACGGAAGAACGAATTTAAGGCTGAGTACCTCGGAAACTCGGGGAACTCAAGCCTTAACCGTAATAAATCCTCAAGAGGTACATTCCTCAAGAGTATCTTCCACTCTCTGGCACAAGGGAGGGTATCATCAACAAGTTCACGTAAAACTTTCTGGTTGGGGACCATTTCAGTTCTTTGTGGTAATATTTTTGGAGGTTTGGGAATGAGCGACCCTTTCTCAAAGACCTTATCTTCAGAAATAAGAGGACCTTTATCGGGTTTAGGATCCTCAAAAAACCACGAAAGAGCCCGAACGCGGTGCGTTTGGGGATTGAATTGGGAACCAATAGCGGTTGGAATGACGTCGGATCGTTTCAATCCTAGCGAAGTTACCTTTACCACCGTATCCCACATTAGGCCAAGCATTGTGGGATCAATCATTATCTTCCCCCTAAACTCAGTGTAGAGTTTAGAGAGATTTGGTGGATAAAGGTTCGTCGTTATCTCCTCATTGGTTAGAAGCCTAGGCATACCTAAAATCGAGCAATAAATGGTATCCACCATACCTTTAATGTAAAGAAACAATTTCTGAGCTGGAGGGCTCAGAAACTCTCGAAGATAGATGTGGCTGGGGGGAAAGACTCGAATCAAAAGCGATAGACACACTAGATCAAATCGCGAGTTTTTCATTAATTTGATAATATCCTTGATTAGGAAGTCTCGAAGACAGTCCATTCCAGGTTTCATTTGGGCTGGTAATAAGCCCTTATGGTCTGGATTTGACCAATTCTGGATTGTGCTCGTCACTGTTAGGTCCGCCTTTGCCTGCGTGGAAACGCATATAAGGTCTGCCCAAACAACCGTGACAGGACACCGAATACCTAATTCCGAGAGTCTCTCGGGATCAGGGACTAAGATGTTCCGCACAGCCGAAACAAGGAGACTATGCCACCTGTTCCATCTCAGAGCAGGTTGGATATAGTACCAACCTTCCAGGGGTAATTGGAGTTTCACCATTCCAATTATCCTTGGGACCAAACCGTCCTTGATCCAACCGATCCAGTCTAACCTCCTCACCATCTCAGCACGTTGAGGTGAAGTTATAACTGATCTTTCTTCCCTGAGGGAGATCGGCGATAAATTGGTAACCGTGGGTCGATCACTATCACTCTTAAAGGTTTTGGAGGCAAAGTTGAAAAATCCCTCGTTTGAAACAAATGATTTGGGTAGACCGACCTTAACCCCAAACTCATTACAAACAGCTAGATACGACTGCGCTACCTTCTCCGTTGCGATGACGATATCGTCTCCCAGGACTAGATACAGTTGGAAGAAACCCTTGTGCCCGACTCGCCAAGCTGCGAATTGAACGAGGACGTGATGGAGTAACGCCATCGCACCCCAAGAGGATCTAGCACCCATGGGTTGACCACGGGTATAAGTAACTGAAACCTTCCCCGGAATACGGTA